CGTCCCAGTCGAGGGTCATGAAGCGGAAGGTCGGGTCGACCTCCTCGCTGACCACCGTCAGGTCGATGCCGTAGCGCTCGGCGATGCGCGCCCAGTAGTGCACGCCGGCGCCGCCGAGAGGATCGACGCCCATCCGTACCTTGGCGGCGGCGATGGCGCCGAAGTCGATCACGCTGCCGAGATCGGCGACGTAAGTGCCGAGGAAGTCGTGGCGGTGCGTGGTCGGCGCGGCGAGCGCTTGCGCTGCGGTGAGCCGCTTCACGCCTTTCAGCGCATCCGCAAGAAAGCCGTTGGCCAGCGTTTCGATCTCACGCGTGACCGCGGAATCCGCCGGGCCGCCGTTGGGCGGGTTGTACTTGAAGCCGCCGTCCTCCGGCGGGTTGTGAGAGGGCGTGACGATGATGCCGGTCTCGTCCCCACCGTATGTCACGGCCGGATCGATGGCGACCACGACCTCCATACGCCTGAGGAAGGGGGAGACGCGCTCCATGTCTGCTCTGTGCTCGTCGATCAAGTCCAGAGTCCAGAGCGCGCCCTCAACATCTTCGAGGTACTCGCCCATCAGCTCCTGTCGACCCAGGCGCGTATCCTGGTACTTGCCCAGGACCTGCTCGGCGAAGACGGGGGCTAGGTTGTGCAGGTTCTCGTAAGTGGTCCCACTGGTCATGACCGTGGTGGGAGAGAATCTCAATTGGCGGATCTCGGCACGCGGCCGGGGAGTCGTCGTAACGGCGACCCGAGGGGACTTGCCCAGCCGCATGCCGAGTCGATAGTTGGTAATCACTTTATCTAGGTTGGCGAATGTCGCCAGCTCGTCGACCCAGCCCGTGTGGTGCTGCGGACCGCGCAGCTGGTCGGGCTCGTCCGACGAATAAGCAAACGCGACGCCTCCGTTATCGAAGACGACGCGTCGTTTGGAGGGTTGGTAGTCCGGTCGCTCGGAGCGCCGATACACGCTCAGTAAGCCGGACTCGCCCTCTATCATCACATCTCGTACGTCAGCCGCCGTGCGGCCTATTAACGCGGCGCGGTGACCCCGACCGATCTGCATATTCCGTTCTTTAACGAACTGCGCCCCGGTCCGGGTCTTGCCCCAACCGCGCCCCGCCATAATGAGCCACTCCAGCCACGGCACGTCTACCGTGACCGGAGCGGCCTTGCGGGGATCCCTAACTACCCTCGGCATGTCGGGCGGGGGTAGCTGGTTCCATCGTGCGTGGGGGGCAACCCACTCATCGTGCGGCTTACCGTCACAGAAGGGCCGATCGCAGCGCCACATGATGCGGCGACGCTCGATCTCCTCCTCCAGACGGTCTCTCAAAGCCGCCTTCCGTTCAGAGTCCCAACCGCGCCATCGACCGCCCCCGGGGCCGTAGCCCTGGGTCCAGTCGGTGAACGCCGGTCCACTCATTCGTCGATCGTTGTATCCGCCTCGCTACCCAGCGGGGGAGCGAGCTGCATCATCAAAGCTTCGATCTCCTGGTCCATGGTGTCGCTGTACTTGACGTCCAGCTTCACTGGCATGTCCAGCCCGAACATGCGTGCGCGCCGTTCCTTGATGCGGAGCATCGTGGCAACGGCGTCTTGCTTCTCGGCGAGGGTGGTTGCACCCGACTCGATGATCAACCACTGGAACCTCTCCAGCTTATCGAGGCGATCGCCCTCCATCTTGCGGATTGCTACCCGGGTCTCCTCGGGGATGCGGTCCTGGATCGCACGCTCGATGCGTGAGCGCACGGTGGGGATAGAGCAGTGCTGGATCTCGGCGATGTCGGCAATGGACCAGTGCTTGAGCCGAAGTTCTAGCGCCTCCTTCTCGGCATCGACCTGCGCAATGCGCTCGATCGTTCCGCTCGGGTCGCTAGGATCCGGATACGTACTCACGCCGCCCATTCTAGCAGGCGATTTGGCAGCGGCACAAGACCCCCGGCCAGGCCGGGCGCGCGATCCTTCAAAAAGGGTATTCGAAGAGGCTAGTCCTCGGATAACAGCGCGTCCATGGCGCGCAGATGCGCCAACGCTTCGTACTGGCCCTCGGTGAAGTCTCGGTCCCCCATGACCACGAACTGGGCCGGGCGCGCGTAACCCCGGACGTCGTCCACTCTGGTTACCCAGCGCCATTCCCAGACCCGAAGCTCGTTCTCCTCGGCCCAGCTCTTGGCCCAGGTGTAGGTCGGTGCAAATACCAGAATCATGCGCCCACCATCGCGTCGACCACCAGTACCAACGAGAATATCAGGCCAAACACCCCGAGCCAGGCCGCCGCGTTCATCACCGTGGACCAAACGCGTTGCGGTAGGCGTCGGTAGCGATGACCCCGACCCGCTCGACCCACCGATCCTGGTCCTTGTCCGGGTCGAACGACGTGAGCAGATCGTCCCGCAGCGGGAACGAGGCCACCGCACGGCCGATCTCGCCCAGCGTGTCCGCGTCGACGATCGTGAGTGTGACGACTACCGGTCGCTTCATCAGTTGCTCACCCATCTGGTGTACCGGTGGTTCGGCGCGGTCTGCGAGAGCAGGAACAGATGATCTGCACATGCCCAGTCGCAGTAGTCCTCGCCTTCCCACCAGATCTCACCCGCGACGGGTTTGTCGCAGGTGCCTGTCGTAGGGTTGCCGATTCGGCACTTGCCGTGCATCGGTCGGGTGACCGGTACGTGCGTGATGTTCTTCCTCACGACCACACCACCGCATCCTGGCCGACGGCCTTGTTGATGGCCTTCTGCAGGCCCACGCGCTCGATCCGGTTCATCACCCGAGTCGGCAGGGTGACGTCCCAGCGGGTCACGCCCTCCAGAAACTTGACGACGTTGCCACCGCCGTGCACGTTGATCAGGACGGACTGCGCGGTGTCGGCGTTGTCGACCACCTCGCCATTGCGGAGGATCTTGACTCCGTACGTGACCTTGCTGTCCATTGCACTCTCCCCGTTTGGTTGTACTTCCAGTATACCAGGCTGGGGTACCCCGCGCAACCCCAACCTGGTATGACCTGGGTCACCCCGATTGCCTCCGACGTGATGGCAGGTGCAGCGGCAGCGAGTTCAGGATCTGTACGGTCCGCGCGGGCGAAACCCGTTCGCTGATTACAATCCCCCACTCCTCGACCACATCCTCACCCGGGCCGGGCGTCGGGATCCACATACGGAACCGGTGCCTGCCCTTGAAGAAGTAGCCCGCGCTCTGCCAGCCGTGCACGTCGAAGGCCATCGGTCCTACACCTTACCTCTCATCTTGAGCCGCGTCTCCTCGTCAGGCCAGACGCTAAAGTGCCAGTAAGGCGCGTCGTCGGGGGTAATCGACCACACCTCGCCGTAGTCGGAGTAGACGTCGACGATCCCGCCCGGTTGGTCGGTCACGCAGACGACGACACACTCCATGCCGATCTCGTGCTGTTCGGTGACGTCATGCTCCTCGACGGTCGCCTGTCGCCACATTCGAACGTATTTCCCGACGAGGGGAGCGTAGGAGATGGCGCGGGGGGTTGTTCCGTGCCGCATCTTCACACGGCTTAGCTCTCGGTCGATCTCCAGGCAGAGAGCCATCAGCTCCTGCCCAGCGAACCCGACCGCTGCACCGGCCGCGCGAATGCCCAGGGGATGCGTGATCTCCGTAGCATTGCCGTCGTTTTCAGTCACACTCGTGCCTCCTCTATCCAGTACTGCGTTCGGTCGTTCAGGGCGAGTCTAATATCCTCCTTAATCTCCTCGTCGATGTCGTGCCACCAGGCATCGAACCCCTTGCGGTCCTTGAGCAGCTCGATCAAGTCGAGCACGATGGATTCGGCCAGCTGTTCGTCAGTCAGGGGCACGGCGACACTTCCTCTGCGGCTTCAACTCCGGATGCGCCTTCTCGAAGCAATCCTCGCCCCGGCATTTGCAGGGTGGCAGAGTGATCATGGTGTGATCATGCTCGCACGGCTGGGCCAGGTGGAATGGCATGATGGCTCGGGCGAATTCGTTCCAATAGTAGGCCAGCACGCTGGCCGCATCGTTCGGCGAACCCTCGGCGGTCAGCTCGTTGTCGATGGTGTTGAGCGCAGCCTCGACGGCCTGGCCCGCGACATGCATGTAGGCGTGCACCACGCCCATCGCCGTTTGCTCGCGGGCTAGTTCGTTGATGGTCTCCCAGGCCAGCTCGGCGTGGAGCCGGACGTTCTCATCCTCGGTCATCCCGGTCCCCCGTCTGCGGCCTCTTCCGGGTCGTCCTCCTCGTGCTCGTGGTTGGCGTTGGCGATGTCCAGCTCGATCTGCTCGAACTCGACCGCCTCGCCCTGGGTGTAGGAGACGATCTCCTCGCCGCACTCGATGCAGTTGACTGCGATGCGGTCGTAGGTGATCGCGACTTCCGCGTTGGTGGGGTCCATTACGCCTTGCGCCTGCCTTTCTTGTGATAGGGTAGCGGTACCGGCTTGTGACCACCGGCCGCGACGCGCCTAAACCATTCGGCTACAAAGTCCGCGCGGTCGTAGCCGCCGTCGATGCCGTACCAGTCAGAGGCGCCACGCTTCCAACCCCAGCGCTGGCCCGAGGCCGGGTCGATGTAGTGGCCTTTGGTGCAACCGCAGCCGTTGTCGCAGCGGTGATCCTGTCGCTGTTGCCGCGTCTTGCCGACCATCATCGTGACTTCGGTGACGGGCGGATCGTCCCAGTTGTGTCCAAATGCGTGGCACCAAACCTGCTCATCGCTTAGTTCAGACAGGAGGGAAGATCTCTTAGGACCTGCCATTAGATGCTGGTATCCTCTTCATCGAGTGGGATGGTGGGTTCGTCGTCCGGGTCGGGCACGCTGTACAGCGGCACTCCCCAGTTCGCGTTGTCGTCCGGGGCGGTTCGGTGCTCCCACCAGCGCAGGAGCTTGATCCACCAGTGGTGCTCGTGGTAATACTCATTCCAGTAAGTCGCGCGAGACTGGCCGTGCAGCTGGTTGTTCCAGTGTCGCTTTCGCCAATGGACGGCCTCGTCGCCCTTCTTCTTAGGCTTACAGTCGGGACATTGGCATGGGCAGGCGGTGCGCCCATCGATCGTATCATCCTCGGGTCGAGCCGCCTCGATGCAGTAGCACCAGTCGTAGGCGCGTCCAGTGGCCATGCTCTGCGAGCCCTGCCACTTGATCGGCGACATGGGCACCCCGGCCCGTAGGTCCTGGAGCGCGCGGCGGGCTCGGTCGAGTGAGCCGACCCGCTCGGTGGTGTGGGGCATCCAGGGTGGCGGGACGATCTCCATGTCCCACAGCCGACTGGACCGGTTCATCGGCGTGATGCCGTGGTCTTCGAGCCAGCCGCGTCGATCGCGCTCGGCCGGATCGGTCTTGGCGGAGAACCAGGGGATGCGAGCCATCAGTGCCTACTTAGGTGGCAGGAAGGGTTGGTGCACGAGCCGCCTCGCCAGATGGAGCGGCATTTCGGGCACCAAAGGTGGCCGTTCTGCTCGAACGGCTTCGTGCGGTTGCGGGTCGTCGTCGCCTCGTTGCATTTGCAGGCGAGGAGCGACTTCTTGCAGATCTCGCACTTGTCGACCCGCTGCCGCTTCTGCTGTTCATAGAACTTCCGGGTGCGGCGGGATTGCCCGATCAGCAACCCCACCGCGACCAGGACGGTCACCATGTCACGCCTCGACGAACTCCGGCGCGTCGTCCACCTGGGCCTCGACGTCGGCGTCGGTCAGTTCCTCGTCCGCCTTGTGGTCGGCTGCGGTCTGCGGCACCGTGGTGCCCGCCTGGGCGTCCAGCTTCTGGAGCCGGGCAGCCCGGGTGTCGTGGGTGACGTGGGGCAGGAGCTTGGGCGTCAGGATCCGGGCGATGACGTCCGCCTGGAGGACCACGCGTCCGCTCAGCGGCTGGCGGTCACCGTTCATGTCCTCGACGCTGGCGTTGTCCTCGGGTCCGAAGTCGACCTCCAGCGGCTCACCCTTGCGGTACGCCTTCTGGAGGATACCCTTGAACCGGGCGTCGTGGCCGGTGGCGAACCGGCTCTTGGTGGTCAGCTCGCACTGGTGCCCGTTGAGCCGGTTGCACATGCACGGGTGGCTGCCGCCCTTGGCTGCGGTCCACGTCATGGTGTCCCAGTTGAAGTCGGCCGCGTGGTTCTCGCCGTGGTCGGTGGCCGTGTCGGCTTCGCCGTCCACCAGATCGGCCTGCTCCCACATGCCGGGCAGCTCGGCGTTGTCCAACGCCTCCTCGACCTGGGGGTCCTGCACCTCATCGACGACGACGGCCTGGGGCGCCTCATCCTGGACGCGCTTGCTCTTGGTGCTGCGTGGCATTTCGCACTCCTTCGTTTTCGGCGCGGCCCTCCCGCGCCGTCTATAACCATCTTATCATGCTGGGGGCTCGGACACAACCCCCTGTGTTCACGATTGGTCCCAAACGTACCTGCCCTCGACGTAGCGCTTGCCCGGTGCCGACCAATGGGCGGTGTCCGCCGGTGAGATCGCGTGCGAGCGGCGAACGTGGTGCAGCCACTCGGCGTACAGCGCGAGCAGCGTCATGTCGGTGGAGCCGACCCACTTCTCCATTCCGCAATTGTGACAGTGCAGGCCGATCTGGTTGCGATCGCCCACCATGACTTCCATTACCGCATATGGGTCGTGATCCCAGCTCATGTCACCACTCCGCATCGATGTCGGCTCGGATGAGGTAGCCACGCTCATGTATTTCGAAGCCACCATCCCGTATCGCCTGCTCCAATAGCTCCTCGCCCAGTTCGACAAGCCAGCCGCCCTCACCTCCGTCGGGTTCCATGACCGTGATCTCGTACGGCTTGCACGCGATCTCGGCCGCGAGCTGGTCGGTGACCGGCCCGTCCTCGTCAGTATCGATCGTT